TTCCCATGCACTTTCACAATGGGTCGTTTTATACTCGAGGCTTTTATAAGCCTGTATCCCCGCGCCTTGAGCGCAGTTAGGGGGGACAACCTGGTCAAACTAATAGTACCAGGCGGTTCGATCGCGTGTTGATACGCATGCTCCGGATGACGGAGATGAGCCACCTTTAGGGTGGGCAAGCGTGATTGAGGGAGACAATATACCGCGTTACAAAGCGGGTTGGTTTGGCTTGGTAAGCCGGCCGTAGAACAATCTCACTCAGAACAAAATTCCAGGCGAGGGCACTGCTTACGAAACCAAGCAGTTCAAAAATCCTACTTCTAGCCACCGAGATCCTCAGGGAGTCTCAAAAGGAAGTCAGGCCGCGAAAACGGAAGAACTAGGGTGGCAGCGATGGTATCGAGAGCGATCTCTACCAGCGTTGCCACCACCAGCTGCGCGCCCACCGAGGACGCGTGGTCTGAAGTGGCCGGACTCTTTTGAAGAGGAAGAGAAATATCCGAGCCAAGACCTGGTCGAGAGTTCAACGACAGGTATACAGATTTTGGCTGAAGACATACGTAAGCGTTCGTATGATCTGTGGGTTAAGACCCTTTCTTCGGCCCCTGGCAAAGTGAGCCAGCGAAGTAATGCAAGCGAGCAAAAACAAGTTGACAGGCGAAAGTATCCGTTCACAGATCCAGTGTCCGGGCAACCGCGGTCAACTCCGGTTGGATACCGAAATCCGCCCCCTAGTGGGCGGTTTGTCGTACCAAAGAGGCGCGATGATCACGATTGGACTGAGGTCCGACGTGGTGCTCAAATTGCTCAGCGCGTTGATACAGCGCAAGTCTCTATCACCACAGAGAATCCTTACCAAGAGCTGCGAGCTCGGCCTAAGCAACCGAAGCACGCAAAGTCTAACTTGGCAAAGGCAGTGGTGACCGCATCTGCTTGTGGAAGAGGCGTTAAATTGAGCAGCGAGCCGGAGTCCAGTGTTGGACTGAAGTTGCCGAGTCAGTACGAAGTTGATCAGACGTGGTTGTTCGCGTCATCGCGTGTGCCTGTGGCACCGCGTTTGCAACGTGCTGTAATACGTGCGGCGGGTAATGTCACTCTTTTGGAGTTGAGGGATGGAAAGCGTAAGCTCAAGTCCCGCAAGTCTGAGTGGACAAGCCCGGTGCCGTTTGGCCCCGAACTCGAGCCCCGGGCAATGCCCGGAGTTCCCGATTTGTTTGTGCCTGGCGAAGAGCCAGGGCGCGGCATTTTGGGTTATCGTGAGCGACGCTTGATTGAGGTTACGTGCTTTAAGGAGCATGATTTCCCCTTCTTGGATTTCATAGGATATTGGAATCATACTCGGTTTTCTACATCGAGTAAGTTGCTCTTCGCTGAACACCTTGGCGTGCATTTCCATGAGCGATTTGTGCATGTCAGGATCCCAGCCGATCTTGTGAACGAGATGAAGGAGTGGTGGAATCATCGCATACGTGACGAGGATGGTGTTAACTACGGTTTGAGTGTTGCTCGCTGTCGTGTTCTCACTTCTGAGCTTGCGATTACTGCTGATGAGTTGCGTGTTGCTACATTGTACGCGCCGGCCATTGCTTTCATCGAGTCATGGGAAGAGCAGCAGAATGTTAGTCGAGCCTTGCAAGGCTCCTATCTGCGCTCGGCTGTAGCTGTGAGTATAACGAAGCTGTCGTCGTCACTTAGCACGTCCCAAGGGCGTGTTATTTGTGTCGGTATCTCTGGCCTCGTTTTTGGCATGTGTGCCATAGCTTATCGCTATCGTGTCAGCATTCGGTTTGCACTGAACTTGGTCGCTCGAGCTTGCTCGCGGCTAGTGCAACTGGATAACTCTTTGGCTCGTTGGAGCGCGCCTGTGCGTCGCTACCTGATGCCAGACCGACTGATGATTCAGAGCCCTTCTAGTGACTTTGTTTATGCCGCATTCCCGTCTGCGGCTCGTCTTGTCGGTATTGAGTTGAATCCCGGACCTACGTTCGGAAGATCGTCACGACGAACTCGTGGCGTTACATGTCGCGCGTTCCAGATTCGGGATCTGGTTAATTGCGTTGAATTACCTCGACCGAGGCGGCTCAAACCAGGAGCCAAGCTGAAGTTGAGTGGGCAAGAATTGCGTCCACCTCTGAACTTGAAAGGCCCATTATCAATTAAGGGCAGGCATGTGACCTACGGCTTTGACACGAAGCAGTATGCGCCCACAGGCTTTGCAAGCAATGAACATAACGAGAAACAGGCTCTTTTGGCGCGTGTTCTGTGCGATACAGACATACCCACTGAAGACCTTGCCTCGTGCTTGCAATGGTGCAAGCGGAACCATCGAGAGCTTTTTCCGCATATGCACAGAGTCAGAAGTGTCGCCTTTGAGGAGTATCTCAGGCGATCTAACGCATCGCCAAGTGTCAAGAGAGTCTTGCAGCAAACAATGACTCGCATGCAAACTGAAGGTGTCAGTGAAGACACAAATCTGACGCGAAGTCAGTTGTATCGGTATACGTATCGATCCTCGTTTGTTAAGGTCGAGAATGACCTTTATACATCACCAGCCGGGCGCAAGAATAAGGCGCCACGACTCATTCAGGGCGCGCAACCAGAGTTTATCTGTATAGTCGGGCCGTGGATTATGGCGCTTCAGGATTCTCTGAAGCGTGCGTGGAGCAGTGATAACAATATCTGCTTCACGAGTGGTGTAACTGCTGAGGCAGCTGCGAAGCACATTACCGACGGATATGGCCCATGGCTAGAAGACGATTTGGGAAAGTTTGATTCGTCAATCCGATCGGAATGGTGTGAGTATGAGGTTTGGCTGTGTCGCAAGTTTGGAGCACCTAGAGCGGTGCTCGATTTGATGACTGCGAATATAGCGACCCATGGCTCAACTCTGCATGGCTGGAAGTATAAGTGCGATGGCACGCGTAAGAGCGGAGATCCATATACGTCACTTATGAATTCGATCATTAATGGTTTGTCACACGCTTATCTGTACTGTAAGTGGACTGGGAAGTCCGCGCAGCAGATGCGTCTGAGTCTCAGGATGCTCGTCCAAGGTGACGACAACTGCATGCGGCACCAGGAAAATGTAGAGTTTCCTTGGCGAGAGGGCATGTCAGGCCTGGGCTTCGACAGTGAGGCAATTTACAGGAACCATTTTTTTGAAGTCGAGTTCTGTTCATGCCGGCTATATGCAATGGGAGATGGCGTCACTTTTGGACCGAAGCCAGGTCGAGTGATTGCAAAGATGGGTTACGTGATAAATCCGCCTGCGAATGTTACGCAGGAGTCCATGATGCGCGGCATCGCACTTGGGCTGGTTCGGGCCACATCGTTTATACCCCCACTCCGCTCTACTGTAAATCGGATCTTGGAACTCACTGATGGCCACAGTGCTTGGTTCGACCGCAAATTGCTCAGGCATACTGCCTTTGCTACTGTTGAGTCAGATCCCCTTAAGATGCACAAGCTGCATGTTGCTACCGTTGACACTATGTTGAGTCTCAATGTTCACTATGATTGGGACTACGGCAAGCAAATGTGTTTTGATGAGAAACTCAGAACCATGCAGCTAGGAGACGTGATGGACGGATTTAGCGAATTACTACTTGATCGCGATACATCCGGGCCTCAGTGCATTTTTGGTGGCTGGGTGCCGCAGTTGTACTGCGCACCAGTTGCCGCTTAGACCTTATAATTCGGCGTCACTAGCCGCCGCGTTAGGATAAGATATCGTAAGATAAACTAGTTGTATAAGTGTGCACAACCACAACTCAATGCCTGAGTTGTGTGTAATGCAGCCTCTTTCAGAATGGTCTGAAGCCTACTGACTTTACTTTATGTCAGTCAAAACCTGTTGAGACAGTCACAAGCCTGTCAAATGCAGAGTGCACACTTGCGTCGTTGTGGCGCTATGTTGCAGTTGCTAAATTCAACTGCCCGAGCTATAGGTTCTCGGTAAATTAGACCTTTTTCAGCGTGACCTGCAGCGGCCAAGGGATAACAGAGTGTTGACTCAACCCTTGTCATGTAATGCGGCCTGATCAGGTGATCACTGAACGTCAAGTTTCAAGTAATGGTGCGGTGGCCACAGTAAAAACCCGTGCGAAGAGTAACGCAAGAAATAGCTCGAAGACAACTCGCATTGTGATGCGTAGCTGTCCGGCTTGCAGCAACGATTATGCTGTTTGCCGATGTGTGAAGGCGGTGAAGGGGAATCGAGCAGTTGAGTCGCGAGCTGTACGTAAGTATAACAGTCAGCGCAAGCATCCTCCCTCGCCGCGCCTGGTTGGCATTGAGACCAACCCGGGCCCTAAGCGTAGTAAGTTTCAGCCACGACAGCTGCGACCGAAGAAGCAGGGTGCCCGTGCGCAGCGTCGCAAGGCAGGACGCGCGAATCCGGTTGGACCTAACCGTATGCGCGTCCGGAGAGGTACAGGCCGTCTTGGCCTGAGCAGTAACCCGTCGACTGGTGTCACTTCAAGATTTAACCAGACGATAGAAGAGGATGAGTACATTGCAGATGTCAATGGATCATCCGGGTTTGTTACGACTGCTTACAACATCAACCCAGGTAATGTTACGACGTTTCCTTGGGGTTCGCGCATCTCGCAATTGTATGATAAGTATGATTTCCAGATGCTCGAGTTTTACTACAAGCGAATTGCTTCGGAGTTTAACACGAGTGCGTCGACGGGCAATGTGATATTGTCTATCGATTATAATGCGACTGATGCTGCACCAACAACTCTCCAACAGGTTTTGGCTACACTTACTAAGAATGTGGGCATGCCCTGTGATGAGATTATCCCGCTCCAGCTTGATTGTAAGCTCGTGCGGGATTCCCCATCGAAGTACGTGCTGGCCGGTGCTCAACCAGCCAACACGGACGCGAAGACGTACAACGCTGGTGTGTTGTATGTCACGACTCAAGGGAC